ATCATGCGCCCGATCCGTGAAATGTCTGTGATCCAGGTGGACATCACGAACGCTTGTGATGGCCCAAAATGTTCCAACTGTACGCGAATGCTCGCCTATCACCCCGAAGTCTTCTTTATGTCCTTCGACAACTTCCGGCGGGCGGTGGATTCCCTGGCCGACTTCCCTGGGATCGTGGGGATCTTCGGCGGGAATCCCTGTCTTCATCCGGAATTCCAACGGTTCGCGGACTGGATGGAAAAGGCCAGGCCGGACAAGGCGAAGCGGGGAATCTGGACGAACGATTATCACCACCACCGGGACCTGGCCCGCCGCGTCTTCGGATACCACAATTACAACCCCCACCGCGGAAGTCCGTCCTGGCATTGTCCCGCGATGGTGGCGATCCGGGACGTGATCCGGGACCCGGACCTTCTGTGGAACCTGGTGGATCGGTGTCCCGTACAAAATCGATGGTCCGCGGCGATCACCCAGATCGGCGGGAAGCTTCGCGCGTATTTCTGCGAAGTGGCCGCGGCCTGGGACCACGTCTATTCCGAAGACCGCGGGGCCCCGGTCTTTCCTGGGTGGTGGAAGTGGGACCTGGCCTTCTTCCAGGACCAGATCACCCACTGGTGTCCCCGTTGTGGGATGGCCCTTCCCTTCCCGGCCAGGCGGGACTGGGATCAGGCGGACGATATGAGCCCCACCCACGAACACCTGGCCCGCCCCGGACGCCCCGTCCATGTCACGGACGGGACGGACTATGACCTGGACGCGAACCTGGACGGGTGGGCGGACGATCCCCTGGACTATAAGCTTCTTCGAACGAAGGCGGACGAAAGGAACCTGAATCGATGACCACCCACCACGAACCGCCGGACCGCGTCCTGGTCACCGGGACCGGACGCTGTGGGTCCACCACCTTCCTGGCGGCCTGTCGGAAGATCACCAACTGGAGCAGCTATCAGGAATCGATCTTCCGTAGGCCCTGGGACCGGAAGCTGGACATCCCGGAAAGGACCATAGAAGTATCCCCGCCCCTGGCCTTCTGGGTCCCGCGGTTACTCGCGGACTATCCCCGCCTTCTGGTGGTCCACCTGTGGCGGCGGCGGGATGACTGTGTCCGATCCCTGGCCCGCCTTCGGAATGTCCACCGGCGGCGGGTCATGGCCCACTGGGCCCTTCAGTGGACCGGGGTCGCGGTCGCGGATGACCATGTCCTGGCCGCGGCGGGGATGTTCTATGACGGGGTGAATGACTGGATCGACCTGGCCGCGCAAGCCTTCGCCCCGGTGGACCGCCCGGATTACCAGGGGCGGGCCCGTTTCATCCGATTCGACTGTGACAATATGCGGGACAACTTCCCGCGATTCTGGGCGATGATCCAGGCCGAAGGGGACCTGGACGGGGCGATGACCACCCTGACCCAACGATTCAACACCGGAAAGGAACGTGGTGAAGAATGAAGATCGAAGGACTGACCGTCTGTGTCGATTTCGCGGATTACCTGGCGGCGACCTTGCCACGGTGGGCGAAGTCCCTGGACCAGGTGGTGGTGGTCACCGCCCCCAGGGACCAGGCCACCCAACACTTCACGCGGCGATTCGATAACGTCCTGACCGTGACCACGGATGTCTTCTGGGATCGCGGGGCGGATTTCAACAAAGGCGCGGGTCTGAATGTCGGCCTGGCCGAATGCCACGCCACCGAATGGGTCCTGGCCTTCGACGTGGATGTCCTTCCGCCCTGGGACTGGCGGGACACCTTCGTCCAGGCCGAACCGAAGCGCGGGATTCTGTACGGGGCCAAGCGGGCCCAGACGGAATTCACCACCCGCGGGTGGGTCCCGGATGACTGGTCCGATCTTCCGATCCTGGGGGACCGCCAGGTGGCGGGGTACTTCCAGCTTTTCCACGGGGACGATCCGGAAGCGCGGTCCCGGCCCCTATTCGAAGATGACTGGCGACACGCGGGGAATTATGACACCAGCTTTCAAGACCGCTGGGGCGCGGGGTCCCGGATGGACCGGAAAATCTTCCTTCCCCTGGTCCTGGCCCACCTGGGCCTTCCACAAGTGAATTGGTATGGCGTCCGCCCGGACGCGCTGGACAAGCTGGCCCACCACCGCGAAGAACGAAGGAAGCGCGCGGGCCGATATGACCACGAACGAATCCAGGACTGACCGCCCCTGTATCCTATGCGGCGGGCCCCACCGAGGCGACCAGGGGCGGACGCGGGTGACCGTCTGGTGGGGTATCTATTCCGGCCCGCGGGGCCACTGTCCGGACGTGATCTGTGAAGACTGTTTCCGCGGGGCCCAGGAAGCCCAACGGACCCAGGACGCGGTCCGCCAGGGGGACATCGCCACCTTACTTGTCCAGGGCTACACGAAGACCCAGGTGGGGGAAATGCTAGGTCTTCACCGAAACACCGTCCGGCGACTGATCCAGGCCCTGGACCCGTCCGCGATAGACCTTCCCGTGGAAGTCATCGCCTAGACTTCCAGATCACGTCCACCGGCCAGAAGGGGTCCAGGGATCGCGTCCTGGGCCCAGGCCTGGCGATCCGTTCCCCCGGCGACCGAACGGTCCAGGTCCGGCCAGATCGTCCGTCCTGGGGCCCCTGGCGGGCCCGCCGGACACCCCCAAGATGTTGTGGGTGGTCCAGCTCGCGGGGCCCCTAGATGTTGGGGTGGACGGATCGGGGGTGATTCTGGTAAATTGTGACCTGGGCGGGGGTGCAAAAGGCCCCGCCTGGTGTCCAGTAGGGGGTGGGAAGGACGCGAATGGAAGCGCAGACCTTGCCGATCCGATCCGCGGCCCTGGAAGCTGAAGTGGCCGCGATCCCCCAGGACCTTCGGGCGGATGCGCGGTCCGAAGCTTGGGTGGCCCATTGTGAAGGCGGTGATTCCCGCGCGGTGATCCGCGCGGTCCACCGTTTCCGGAAGGAATCGGTCCGGCGGCGCGCCCGCGTCTTTCCGTCTTTCCGCCTGGACGGGATCACCCCGTCCCGGATTCGTCTGGTGATCTGAAGGGATAGTCCGATGTCCGCCTTCGTGGACCGAATGGTCACGAAATACGAAACGCTGCTGGAAGCAAACGCGGGAATGAAGACCGTGTCTGTGGACGGACAGACGATCACCTATGAAGACCTACATCGGCGGTGGGAATTCTGGAAGAACTGGCAAGCCCGCGAGAAGGGGACCCGTCCGCGGGCGGTCACCCTAGACCTGGGGAATTCCTTCTGATGGCGAAGGCCCGCGCGAAGAAGACAACGCGATCCACCAGGGCCACCCCCGCGAAGAAGACCGCCGCGTCCGCGCGCGCGAAGAAGACCACCGGCGGGACGCGATCCCCCCGGAAGAAGATGGGCTATGACGCCACGGACGGAAACAAGCGGCGGAAGGCCCCGTCCACGAAGGTCCAGTCCGAAGATAAGGTCCTGACCGACACCAAGCGGAAGAAGGTGATCACCGGGGCCCGCGACCTTCAGCGGAACTTCACCGCCGCGGCCTGGGCGATCCGGCAGCACCTGAATCATATCACCGCCCACCACTTCCAGGCCCGGACCGGCGATCCCGGTCTGGACCGCGAAGTGGAAGCCCTGATGGCCTGGTGGTCCCGGCCCCCGAATTGTGACGTGGCCGGACGCCATTCCCTTCAGCGGATCGTCCGCCTGGCCGAAGCGCGGGCGGTGGTGGACGGGGATGTCTTCGTCCTGAAGCTGAAGTCCGGAATGCTTCAGGCGATAGAAGGGGACCGCGTGGCAACGCCCACGAAGGACCTTCCCCCGGACTTCAAAAAGGACGAATGGACCCACGGGGTCCGGACGGATCAATTCGGACGCGCGAAGGAAATCTGTGTCTGTGCGCGGAAGGGCCAGGGCCTGGCCTACCAGCGAACGATCCGGGCGGGATTCGTGGTCCACCACGGATTCTTCGATAGATTCGACCAGGTCCGCGGGATTAGTCCCCTGACCGCGGCGATCAATCCCTTCCGGGACATCTACGAAAGCCTAGACTTCGCCCTGGCGAAGCTGAAGATCAGTCAGCTTTTCGGCCTGGTCTTCTATCGGGCGGGGGCGGACCAACTGGCCCAGACCACGGGGTCCGGCGAAGGCCAGGACGAACAACCGGCCACGGTGGACTTTTCGAAGGGGCCGACCGCGCTGGATATGGACCAGGATGACAAGGTGGAAATCCTGGAATCCCAGACCCCGTCCACCGCCAGTCAGGACTTTTCCCAACAGATGATCGCCCTGGCCCTGAAGGCCCTGGATATTCCGATGTCCTTCTTCCGGGAAGATTTCACGAACTATTCCGGGGCCCGCCAGGCCCTTCTTCAATACGATCTTTCGGCGCGCCAGCGGCGGGACCAGGTCCGCGGGATGATGGACGGACTGACGCGATGGCGGATGAATAAATTCGTGGGGGACGGGGATCTGAAGCTTCCGGCGGGGAAGACCGGCGATGACCTCCGGTGGGAATGGATTCCGGAAGGGATGGCCTGGATCGATCCCCTGAAGGAAGTGACCGCGGACCTGAAGGCGGTGGACGGGAAGATCAGGACCCGGACCCAGATTCTACGCGGCCAGGGCCTGGACTTCCGGGACGTGGCCGAACAACTGGCCGAAGAAGAAAAGCTTCTGAATGACCTGGGCCTGGTGGTGGCCCCGGTGAAATGAAAGGCGATCCGATGGCCGACAGGATGAAGACCACGCGCGATGTCCCGGTGGAAGCCCTCCGGATGTCCCTGGGACAATTCGATATGGAAGACAACGGGGACGGGGCGAAATCCGCCCCGGTGACCATGCTGGCCCGGACCGGCGGCGGGGTGGATCACCCCTTCTTCGGCCTGATGGTCCACGATATGGATGGGATGACACTTCATAAGGACAAGCTTCCCATCGACTATTGCCACGATCCGGACCAGGTCATCGGCTACCTGAATCGCTTTTCCACGAAGACCGGCGACCTGATCGTCCGCGGGGCCCTTACCCCCTTCGACGGGAAGGACAGGGCCGCGGAAATCATCCACAAATCCAGGGAAGGGGTCCCCTACGAAGCTTCGATTGACTTCAGCGGCGGGGACCTGTCCGTGGAAGAAGTATCCCCTGGGACCGAAGTGAAAGTGAATGGCCGGACCTTCACGGGACCGGCCCTGATCTTCCGGAAGTGGTCCCTTCGCGGGGTGGCGGTCTGTCCTTACGGGATGGATATGAACACCCAGACCCAACTGAAGAAGGGTGACAAGGTCACCCTGGAAATCTGGAAGGATGGAACGATGGCAAAAGAAGACATCGGCAACGAACGCGCGGACGCGGGCGATGTCCCCGCGGTGGAAACGCAACTGGACGCGGACGGGACTGGTCCGGATGACCAGGCCCCGGTGGATGCACCCGCGGACGATCCCCAGGACGCCCCCCAGGACGATCCCCAGGACGATCCCCAGGCCGAAGGCCAGGACGATCCCCAGGGCGATCCCCCGGCGGACGATCCCCAGGACGATCCCCAGGCCGAAGGCCAGGACGATCCGCCCGCGGGGGATGAAGGCGAAGATGACGAACCGGCCCAGATGACGGAAGGCCAGCGATTCCTGGCGGTCTTCGGTGATCGGGGCGGGGTGTATTTCGCCCAGGGCATGAATTACACCCAGGCCCTGGAAGCCCACCTGGAATATCAGCGGGGTCTTCTGACCCAACTGAACGCACAACTTCAGGCGGGCGGCGATCCGGACGGGGTCCCCTTTGAGCCCGCGCCGGACACCCCGAAGACCGAACGGCAGCGACTGACGGACCAGATCGCGGCGGACACCAAGCTTCCGCCCGCCCTGGCAAGTTTCGCGGCCCACTTCGCCACGAAGAACAAACCCGAAAGCTGACCCCGGCGATCCGCCCAGGATGACCTGGGTGGGGGACCGATCAGCGAACGAAGAAAGGATGGGCCACAATGGCCGATTCATTCCTTACCACTACCGATGTCACGCGGTTTAATGACGCGGACCTGGACGTGGGCCTGATTTCGGATGTTCTGAATGACGCCCCCCTTCTGGCCGCGATGGCCGCGAAGACGATCAAGGGATTCACCTACAAGGCCCTTCGGAAGACCGCGGCCCCCGTGGTGGGATTCCGTAGCGCGAACGATGGCCGCGATATGTCGAAGACCACGCGGACCCTGGACACGGTCACCTGTTCGATCCTGGACGCCAGCTTCGAAGTGGACGTGGCGGTGGCCCAGGCCGACGAACGCGGCGAAGACGCCGCGCTGGCGGACGAAGGGTCCGAACACCTGGGCGCGGCCTTCTTCGCGGGCGAAACCCAGATTATCGACGGGTCCGGTGACGCCAACGGATTCGACGGATTCAGCCAGTGGTTGGACAACTCGGACGATTCGATGGTCTATGATGTCGGCGGGACCACCGAAGACACCGCGTCTTCGGCCTGGGCGATCCGGACCGGGATGAAGGACGTGATTGTGGTCTGGGGCCAGAATGGCGAAATCGCCCTGGGCGATACGTCCATCATCCAGGCCAGCGGGGACAACGGGAAATATCCCGCCTATTACACCCCGTCCACGGCCTGGATGGGCCTTCAGATCGGATCGTCCTATTCCCTGGGCCGCGCCTGCAATATCACCGCGGACAGCGGGAAGACCCTGACGGATGATGTCCTGGCCGAACTGTATAGCCTGTTTCCGTCCGGACGCCCGCCCACGATGTTCGCTATGTCCCGCCGGTCCCTGAAACAGCTTCGGGCCAGTAGGACCGCGACATCCCCGTCCGGCGCGCCCGCGCCTTTCCCCCGATTCTGGGAAGGGTCCGGGGTGAATATCCCGATCATCGTGACGGAAGCCCAGGTGGATACGGAAACGCTGCTGACCGCGGCGGGGACGTGATCCGGCCTGACCGGCCCAGGTAATCGATGACCACCTTCCAGGACGATCTGTCCGCGGCCCTGGCGATGATCCGCGGCGGGATCGGTGAATCTATCACCTATTCCCGCGGGGATGATGAAGTCACGGTGACCGCGGTGATCGGACGGTCCACCTATGAAGTGGACTCCCTGGACGGTGTCTTTACTGAAATCGCGGCGGTGGACTTCCTGGTGAAGGCCAGTGACCTAGTCCTGGATTCCCAGGAAGTCCAGCCCGCCCGCGGTGATTCGATCACCTGGGGGACGCGCCTTTTCGAAGTCCTGGGTGGGGCGGTCCCGCCCAGTCATCCGTCCGATCCCCAGGGTCAGACGGTCCGTGTCCACACGAAAGAAGTGGGGACGTGAATGGGTGATCTGACCGTGGCGGAATGGATACTAGCAATCGGGACCTTCCTTTTCGGCGGCGGATTCATTACCGCGGTGATCGGGTGGCAACGGTCCCGATTTAACAAGCTGGAAGCGGACCTGGTGGCCGAAGGAACGAAACGGATGGCGGTGGAAAAGGACCTGGTGGCCCTGAAGGTCGAAGTGACGAACATAGAGGCCACCTGTGTCGAAAGGCGGAACCTGGTGGATACCGCCCTGTCATCGATTCATCGGATGGACAAAACCCTGGTCAAGCTGGCGGTCCACCAGGGCCTAGACGTGGAAGAAGCATAGGACGCGCGATACATGGGAACCCACGCGGACATCGCCCAGGCGGTGGTGACCACCCTGGACGGTGAAAGCTTCACCCAGGACTTCACCGCCACGCGGACGTATCAGGATGTCCGGGCCCTGTCGGACCTGGACGCCCTGGCGGTCTTCGTGAAACCGCGGTCCTGGACCTTTTCCGGCCTGTCCCGTGGCGGCGCGGCGGAAGAAGACTTCCAGGTGGACGTGGTGATCCGGAAGCGGGTGGACGATCTGGACGTGGACACCCTGGACCCCCTGGCGGGCCTGGCCGAAGAAATCGTGGACCTTCTTCACGGAAACCCCCTGGACGGGGTCACGCCCCACGCCACTTGTATCGCGTCCGAAATGGACGATCCCTTCCTGGACGAACACCTGGACGAACTCCGGACTTTCACGGCAACCCTGACCCTGACCTATCGGGTGGTGAACTGATGGCCCTGGAATGGTCGATAGCCTGTGACGCCGCGGCGGTGGGGACGGACTGGTCCACGGTCCACAATCCACTGGGCCAGACCGTGGCCCAGAATGCCACGTCCCGGCGGCGCGGGGCCCGCGGCCTTCAGGTGGCGGGCGCGGCCGTTTCGGGAGCGGCGGCGGTGAAGACCCCCTGGCATTCCGCCCTTGTGTCCGGCCAATACGCGGCCCTGGGATTCTACTGGAAGGGGGTCACCTACCCTTCGGCGGGGACCACCACCTTCATCCTCGCCCAGAACAGCATGGGCCAGGTGATCTACGCGATGACGGTGTCCAATACCGGCGCGATCCTGTTAATCGGCTATACGAACGCAGGGTCCCCGATTGTGGTGTCCGGGGCCACCCTGGCGGTGGGGACCTGGGCCTATTTCCAGGTCCTTCTGTACGCCCACAATGCCGCGGGATGGTATGAACTGTATAAGGACGGGGCCCTGGTGGGGCGATCTCCCACCGCGGCGAATGACACCAGGGACGCGGCCCCCGGCCCCCTATTCGCGGGCCTGGTGGGGGCCCAGACCGTGGACTTCCAGTCCGACCAATACCGGTGCGGCGATGTCATCGCGGACGTGGATGACCCGATCCCCGCCGCGGCCTGGAACATGATCCACTCCGCGGGGGCGATGGTGGCCTAATGCTAATCCTGAAGAAAAACGAGCCCACCGCGGCCCAACGGACCTTC